TTTTCTAAAAAAGTATATATATAATGGATATTTGTATTCAAAACAAAAAAAATGTTCAAAAGAGAAGTCGTAAAAAGGATATTAAGCATATACGGAAGTTACAAATAGAAATTAAAAGAAAACTTGATTATTTAAACGTTCTTAACTCTGAGCTTGATTCAGTTTATTTAAGTATATGTTCAATAATGAGTAACCTTAATGAGCGCATATACTTTAACAAATTGATGAGAAAAGAAAAATACAACTTGTATGTCGAAAAAATCGAAAAAATATTCAGCAAATACAGATCAATCCCAAACCCAGCGACTCTTAAGGTTGTTGACACAATAGGAAAGAGAAGTATAAAACTTATAATTAATGATATGTTAGAAGAGTTATATATTTTATGTGAAGATATTGGTGCATATAGTTGTTCAGATGTTATTTCAATATTAAAAGTTGATCGCAAAACATGGCTGAAAACATTAGATAGGAGTTATATTAAACTCATTATCTTCTATGACAAATTTTTCGTGCCAACAAGTTCCAAAATGATTAGAGATGAAAAACTTATCAAAAAAATAGTTTCAATAACGAAAATAGAAAGTTCGTCTCTCCCATTCCCCAGAAAATTAGAAAATGTCGGCCCAACACTCACAGAAAGAATAGATGGTGCAACCATTTATTTCCCTTTCAAAGGTGAATTAGTAAAAGTAAACGGATATTTCAAACAAGATCCAATCAACATCACCAGACAGAACGGAACTTTCGGAAAGAAACTCCAAATGTTAGTAAGTGACACAAACTACTTAGATATTCCAGACACATTCAAAAACAAATACATAGAACAATTATCATTAAGAGATTTCATTGTACTTACAAACCGTGAAATCATCCTTCTTATTAAAAGAAGTTACGATGAACTCACCAAATACAAAAACAAAACATTGTCATCACTTATCAATGAATTTGTCAAAGGAACAGTTGAAAAACAACGCCAAATAATTACCCTCTTCCTTATGTCAACAGATGAAGACCAATTCAAAGCACATATTATTTTCGATCTTATTTCCGACCAATCCTTAGTATTTCAAGCAAAACCACACGCAGAACAAATCTACAACTCCTTACATTGGAGTATCAAAAAGAATTTCAAAGTTGTTCTCAAAAATATCCAAGACAAAAAGAGAAAATTGGAATCCCTTTCCTATTCAGATGTCCCATATGAATCCAGAATTGTTTCCATGAAAGTTCCTGATAAAGTCATCAAGAAAGCTATGGATAAACTCAAGGAATTCAAAATCTCAAAAGAAAATGGAGGAAAGGCCCGCCAGTACCTCGACGGATTATTGGAGATTCCCTTTGGATACTACCACAAGGAACAAATTTTCAGTTTTTTCAAAGATTACTGTGATAAATTGGAGAATTTTATTACTATTTTGAACTGTAGAATTGATGATATTGAAAATGAAGATGTTGCCGTTATTTTGAGGGACATTATTAACAACTATTATGTTTTGGTTGATGGTAGTAATGAGGGTAATGTAAATAATTTTATGAAGTTTTTGGAGAAACATTTATCGAAATTGAATGATTTAGATTGTGAAATAACATTTGAAGATATTGAATCTGAATCTTTAAAGCCAGAATATGTTCAAAAACTTGGTATTACAGTTGTTAAGAAGAATAAAGATCAACCAAACAATAAGGATTCCCAACCAAATAATAACGATTTAGAAAAGATTGTGGGAAATCAAAAAGATTTATATAAGAAGAGTTTGAATGAACTTAAATTTTACAACAATATCAAGGAAACACTTATTGGAAATGGTTTATTAAATGACAATCATATAAAATTGATTTCCAAGAGATTGGAGGATGTTGAGAAGAAGATTTATGGAGATAATGCTATGGATGATGAGGAAGAGGATGATGAATTATCTAAGTTTATTAAATATTGTATATTTGAAATTGTTAGATTCGTTTATGAATGGGCTAAATTCAAGGATGATAAAAAGGGATATATGGAAAATGTCGAAGGAATCCTCGACAAATCAGTTTACGGACATAATGAAACTAAGCAACAAATCAAGAGAATTGTTGGTCAATGGATTAATGGTGAAATGAAGGGGCAAATTTTCGGTTTGGTCGGGCCACCAGGTGTTGGTAAAACAACAATTTGTAAAAACGGTTTATCCAAATGTTTAGTCAATGCAAATGGACAAAGTCGTCCTTACGCCTTCTTGGCCTTGGGTGGTGCGACGAATGGTTCTTATTTAGTTGGTCATAATTATACATATTTGGGTTCTCGATGGGGACACATTGTTGAAATCTTGATGGAAACAAAATGTATGAATCCTATTATCTATATTGATGAGTTGGATAAAGTTAGTGGGACAGAACATGGTAAAGAGATTATCGGAATCCTCACTCATATGACAGATCCAGTACAAAACAAAGAGTTTCATGATAAATATTTCCAAGGTATTAATATTGATTTGTCCAAGGTTTTATTTGTTTTCTCTTATAATGATCGTCATCTTATTGATCGTATTTTAAGGGATAGAATTCAGGAGATCACTGTTAAATCTTTGTCCAAACGTGAGAAATTGGTTATTGCAAATCGTTACATCTTGCCAGAGATTTATAAAACAGTCGGCTTCTCCAATGATGAGATTGTTTTTGAGAATGAATTGATTTCTAATTTGATTGATGATTATACTTATGAAGCTGGTGTTCGTAAGTTGAAGGAGATTCTTCTTGACATCGTTCGTGAATTGAATCTTAAAAAGATTTTAAATGATGACATAGAGACTCCAATTAAGGTTGACAAAGAATTTATTAATGAGATTATGTCAGGTAAGCCGAGAGTTCAGAGAAAAGTTATTGCCAAGAAACCCCAAATAGGTCGTGTCAATGGTTTATACGCAGATTCGTCTGGTTTGGGTGGAATAACTATCATTGAGGTTATGAACACACCAACTGATAAGAAGAGACTTTGTATCGAGGAGTTGACTGGTAGTCAGGGTGATGTTATGAAGGAGAGTATGCGTTGTGCATTGACTTTAACAGCAAACTTATTGCCAATAGAGATTAAAGATGGAATTAAGGAGTTTGGTCTTCATGTTCATTGTCCAGAAGCATCTACACCAAAAGATGGGCCATCAGCTGGTATTACGATTACAACTGCGATGATTTCCCGTGTTTGTGGAATCCCTGTGAGGAATACTATTGCAATGACTGGAGAAGTCGACATTCACGGAAATGTTCATAAGATTGGAGGATTGGAAGCTAAACTTACTGGTGCTTTGGCGGCAGGAGTTAAAAGGGTTTTGATTCCAATTGATAATAAAGAAGATTATGATAAAATTGTTGAGAAGGAGACTGAGTTCGAGTTGAGTCAAACTTTTGAGGATGATAAGAGTTTCCAAAGTAAGAAGAAAACAATCAGTAAAGATTTGGATATCAAAACAGTTAAAAATATTCATGAAGTCTTGAAATACGCTTTTGTTAAACATACTTATAAATTTGATAAGGTTTATTAAAAATAATGAACATAAACAGTAAAATAAAAATTCAGAAAATTTGGTTAACAGATATTGAAGATGATATGTTTGCAAAAGAAAGATTTAATTCAAATAATCACGGTGAACAACCCGATGATTATTTCCAAGCTTTAGAACAAACCCATACCAATCGATGGATAGATCAATTCCAACCTTTTTACCATGTAATTAATATTGATGGTTCTCATATGGAATGGTTACAAGAAGCTTGGTATATGGGAAGATATACAGGGAAAGTTCCAAAAGCTTTCAAAGATAAAATTGATGAATTATGTGAAGAGATGAAAAACAAACCTTTTCATGACTCTATTTTTGATAATAACAATAAATATTTTGTGAGAGGAGAGTCCGTAAGTTTAAAAAGTAGCGTACATGGAGTTGGACCTTATTATAATTTCAAATCAATTATTGAGGCCTTGGTTACTTGTAGATATAAACATTCTGTTTTGAAAGATAGTGATTATAATGGTAATGGAGTAAAACTTTATTTATTTCCTTGGATTGAAATTCATGATTCATTAGAATTCAGGATTTTTGTTCATAATGGGAAGATAACTTGTATTTCTCAACAGGATGTTTATTGTAGAAATGAAGTTCTTTATGGTATTGATGATTACAATGATGATGAAAAAAGAAATGAAGTTTGTAAAAAGTGGGTTAAAACAATACTTGATTATTTTAAATCAAAAATTAAGAAGTCGATAAAAATGAATTCATACTCCATTGATTTGGCTTTGATTGATGGTGTGAAACCATACTTTATCGAGGCAAATGTTTTTGGAAAAGAGTATGCTGCTGGATCTGCTTTGTTTCATTGGTTAAAAGATGAAGATAAGTTATATTCAGATGGTTCAACCGTTTATTTCAGATATGTATTATAAACAAAGAGAGATTGCATTTCTCTTTTGAACTCTACACTGGGTTAAAGTTGTTCACTGATTTGTTCACTGATTTGTTCCGCGAACGAAGTGAGCGAAAAGGGGGCCCGAAAAATTGATTTTTAAATTTTTAGAAAGTGATAGATGACAGATTATAATCATGACTTGTTGCCACGGAATTAATTTAATGTTTGGGGTAAAATTTACCAAAAGAGAATTAATACGGTTGTTTATTAAGCTTAATTTGCCATTGCAAGACATAAGCGCACCAGAATTTAGGGATTATCAGGGTGCAACATATGGTGAGTTGTACAACGAACACAAGCAAAACTGTTATAGAAATATGTATGATAATTTTTTTACTGGCGATATGACTTTTGAAGAATTTTTGTCAGATTTTCCTGATTATTTAAAAAATGATATTGATGGTAATATGGAAGAATTTACAGATAACTTTACTGAAAATATGGATATTTATGATTTTGAATTTAGTAAAATTGATATGGCTCTTACTAGATATGGATTTGGACATAGCAATAACAGTTACGTCTTCGGTTTTGATATTGGCAGACGATCAACAAATTGGAGGTCAAATGACGTGTTGGCAATATCTGCTGAACCAAAAGATTTTTTGAATTTTGATAATGAAATTAAAAAAATCAAAAAATATACTCAAAAAAAACCACAAATCATCGCAGTAATGAGTGGATGTTCATGCTGCTCCTAAAGAGATAGTCGGCTTCGCCCGACTCTCTTTTAAACTCTACGCTCGTAGCTTTGCCACGTACAAAGTTGTTATAATTTGTTCACTGATTTGTTCACTGATTTATACCGCGAACGTAGTGAGTGAAAGGGGGCTAGCGGGGGTTACCCCCGCATGTTGTACCATTTGGGGATGGTCGTAGAGATCTTTGGTTGTTGCCATGTATGGTCTATGGAAGAGGATGAGTCCTGATCCAAAGAATCGGCAATAATCTTTGATTTGTCCACTGAAGCTCTCAACTTCACCCTCATCGGTTAATCCATTGATAACTGTACAATTCTTACAATCAATCCATTTAACAGGAAAACCATTAATTTTGACTACTTTGTCAAAAAGGAAATCTGGTGTTCTTGGAAAAGGTTTGATCTCATAATTTTTCGTTGCACGTTCATTAATTTCACTAATTTCTTCATCAGTTTTGAAACTTGATCTTGGAACTCCATGATCTAATAGAATTTGGAGAACGAGTCCCTCGAAGCTTTTTCCCATATCTTTTCGGATCTTTCTTTGTTCCTCACTTTCAACTCGCGAACTCTTCTTTTTATTAGAACGTTTTGACCGTGATCCGTCATTGTTTGGCTGTGATCGGTCATTATTTGACTGTGATCGGTCATTGTTTGGTTGTGGGCCTATTTTTTGTATTTTAGCTTTTTTTGGCTTTTCTTCGAGAGTTATATTAGCCTTTTCAAAAACGTATTTTGTATTAGCCAACCTGTGAATTTTTGGAGCTAAATTGTCAAAATCTGGATCTTGATAAGACTTCATCTTTTGGTAAAAAGTGTTAACACCTTTCATCTTTGAATCCAACAGATCAGTGTAAAGATCGGTCAGAATCTTACATTTTTCTCTACTTACTTCATTCTCAAAAAACTCTGGAATTGTAAAAGAGTGTTCAATATTAGATTCTTTCAAATTGTTAAAAGCAATTATACCATCATTAACTGTTTTTAATCTCTCTTTTTCCTTTTCCAAAATAATAACATACTCTTTGTTTTTACGGCGTTTTTCTGCCTTTTTTCTGGTCAAAACATCGTTAATATCCCTTTTTTGAAGTTTCTCCAATTGTTCTTTCATTTCGTCTGTCCATTCTTCTTTTTGTGTTTTAACACAAGGGGTTTTAAACATGAATCTACCAACTGTTTTCATCCAATGATCAGAAAAAACTTTGGAAATATGTTTGCGGCGTTTTTTGAACTCAAGACGTCTTTGTTCTTCGTTCTTCTTCTTTTTCTTGTTATCTTTTTTAGAAGGCATACTTAAATGAGTAATTATTTATTTAACCCATTTTCAAATCATTTTTTTTCTCCATTATAGCATTTCGTGATAAAAAATGATTTTATTTTTACAAGTTCTTTTTTGTTTTGTGTCATTAAATATGTCTACAGAAATGATGAAAAAACTCAAAAAAATGTCCGACGAGGCTAAACTGCTTTCGGAGGAGGAGTTTGAACAAAAAAGTCTTGAAAATTATATATCTAAAAAAATTAAAAAAGATATAGCCAAAACTTACAAAAGTTTGATTGAACCAGTTAAACATTATCCAAATTACCGTACTTCCTGCCATATTGCACTTGTTTCAAATGTTTTAAATACATCTACATATACTCCTAGTTATGGCAAACGTCATGTTGTAAATAAAAAGGACCTAGAATCCTATGCAAAAACAGCCAAACATTTAGTCAGTGATATAAATCTTGCTAGAACATATGATGTTCCTCTTGTTTATGATGGCGGAGACGATTTTATTGGTGTTTATTTTGATTGGAGCGGAGATTACGATTTTGTTTAAAAATTGATTTACACCCTTGAAATTTTAAAATGGTATAAAATAACTTAAAGAAATTATAATATACATTATATGTCCTCAGGTGTATTCTTGTGGGGCTTCAGTGGCATTACCTCGATGTCGGATT